ACCAACTTCTAGTTGTCGTTCTTGTGTTAGCAAAACCAAAAACATCTCTATAGTAGACAATATCAACTTTAATCACAGGGATAGTTAAAGCTGTATCTGCATACCAAATTACCTCTCTTAATTCTCCCCTTACAAAAGTTCTCTTTGGGGAAAGAGATTGCGTAAGTTCAACCTTGTAGTCGATAGAGTGGAAATGCTTAAATATCTTTTTACTTTTTATATAGTCGTAAATTCTAACATCAGTTTCTTTTGAGTCACCATAATATATTATTTCGATCTTTCCATCGGCTACATAGTGGCAGAAGTTTTCATCTAGTGTTAATTCTAAAAATTGTTCTTCGCTAAATTCAATTGTTTCATCAAAGTTAAAATTAACATTGCCTATTGTAAGTAACCTATCTGATTTATTTTTAATCTTCATGTGGTTACCTCTTCTAATTCTAAAAAAACTGTAGGTGTATGGATATTGGTCGAACCGCTTACCCTTCTAACTCTGATTGCGTAGACATTATCAGGCGTTAAGATGACGTTATTCCCAGTGGCGTCATAAATCCAAAATCTCCCATAGCCTTTATTCTCAACCAGCTTGCTAGATGTTGAACTATACAACTCTAACTCGCCAACTCCTACATATTGAGTGCTACCATTATTCGCAGTTATATTCATTCGGTAGTATTGGTAGCTAGCTTGTGATGCAAGAGTATAAGAATACCTTGTGTTTGATGCCCAAGTTGTTACTCCACTTCTTGTATCTAAAACTGTCCACGACGTCCCATTGTTGCTCCCTTCAAATGTCCAATCCCTGGGGGAAACAGAACCATAATCGTAGTATGCTGACATTACAGTATAGCTATCAATTGAAAGTGTAGATGCGTAATTTAGTACAAGTGCTTGTGGAAATGCAACCGTTGGCCTAGCATTTGACAACCAACCATTAATATTATTTTTGTCAAAAGCATTAAATGCCCAATAGCTAGTACCTCCACTATATTGACTTGTAGCACTCACAACATAAGGACTAGGAGTAGTGTTAGATGTCATTGTAGGGGCAAGGTTAACATTAGCAATATTGTTTGCTAAGAATATAGAGCTGTCACCAGTATTAATAGACGTGAAGGTGACACTTGCTACTTTATAATGAGTTGATACTTCAACTATCATAGGGTTTGCAAGAGTACCTTTATTTCTCATCATAAAACCAACTCTTTTAACTTGATATGATCTTAATGGGTAAAAAGGAGTGTAAGTGGTTATACCTGTACCGTTTAATAAAAAGAAATCGGTAGCGTTTGTTGTTGCAGAAAATCTAACTAATTGTCTATGAGGGAAGCGTTCTGCAATACTCGCTAGAGAAATCTCCGTTGGAGTATCGTATTCTTGCCCATCAAATTCTAACATGCCAAGTTTTATAACCATATTTAATAGCGCTGGGGAGCTACCCCAGCTTTAAGCTATGTTTAATTAAACAGCGTTCTTCTTAATTCTCTTAACGTCTAAATGTAAATCGGTAGCGTTCTTGGCTATACCAGCTTGCCAAACATAGGCCCCACCACCTGTAGGCATGGTTGTTACAAGAGAACTTCCGTCCCAGAAATAAATGTCACCAGCGGTTGCACCTGATATAACACTAGTGGCCACTGTGTCGTCTGCTAATACTTTAACTGTACCAGAAGCTGCTACTGTAGAAGCTGCAAGTCCAATTACAAACTCGCCAGAAGACAATGTTGCAAATGTTGATACTGTGTTATTAGCAGAAATATAAACCAAGTCACCTTTAGTAACCCCAGCACTTGTATAGTTAACGCCTCTTTCAGCAATCATTCCATAGAGTTCTTGTAAAGATGATTCTACATCAGTAGCAGGAGTATAACCGCCAACATCAGCAATTGGGATATCGGCAGCACTTACTTGGTTTAGTCCTGTCCCAAAGTCAATATGAGTATCGTTGATGCCGTCTGCTTTTACTCTTAGAGCAGTTCCACTCCATTCGATTGTAGCGTTGTCAACTTCTGTCACTTGTACATAGTCTTGAGAAAGTTTGCTATCAGCAATTAATCCGGCCAACATGGCGTTTGTAATACCTAGTGCTTTAACATTCAAGCTATCAGTAGTTATTTCAATTGAAGAGTTGTCTACGTTTACAGATAAAACACCAGAAGAAAACCCTAGTCCATTTCCAGCGGCACTTGAGTCAATTCTAATATCATTTCCAACTTTAACTAAACCAGTTGAAGCAGTAGTTGACTCTTCATATTTTGGAGTCCATGAAGAACCGCCAAACAAATAGAAAGCCACGTTTGCTTCATCGTCTACACCAATTCTTGTTCCGGTTGTAGGGGTTGTTTTCACCCAAACAGAACCATTAAATTGAACTATATCACCAGCAGCAGCTCCGTCCCAATTTGCATGGGGAGTACCTCCATCGTGACTTAGAACATAAACATCACCTGACACTTCTGTTACCGGTGGTAAAGTATTGTTAGTAACATAATCTAAAGCAGACTTTGGATACCACTCGCTCCCTAGTAATGTATCATCAACGTATTTTTTATCGACTAGGTTAGTATCTCCTGTAAATGTTGGGTGAGTAGCATAGCTTTGAATACCTGTGAAATTTCTTGTTCCAGTTAATAAAGGGAATGCAGTATGGGCGGTAGAAGCTGCAACACCGCTTGTACTATCATGAGCGATTGAACCTACATTAATCATGCTAGATGCGATTAATCCGTTAGCATCTAAGACAATGGGTTTACCAGCATCTGCAACGCCTGCGCTTGTGTTAACAAACTCACCAGTTCCATATCCAAGTTCCTCTTGGTATGCGCCGGTACTCTCGACAATAAGAAATTTCTTACTCATTATAACCCTCCTTGGTTATTTCACCGCTATCAGGATTGAAAGACCATTTTCCTTCAATTCCCTTCAAGTCGGCAATACTTTTCATATATTGTTTATGTGATTCTATTTTATCATCTATTGACCTTGCTATCAATTCACCAGAAGTGGTTAATTTTGCCATTTGTAGTTCATATGTTAATTGCAAATTTTGCCTTTGTAGTAAATTAATCTGTTTCTCTAAGTGCTTATTTTGCATAACAAGATCATGCTTTTGTATTTTATAAATTTCATCTTGAGTTAATATCATACTATTTTTCTTTGCCATTTATAACCTCACAGTCCTTGTACCCTTACTTACTAATAAGTTTTGAGCGTCAAAAGGTTGACCTACCCTAATAATTACATGGCCACTCAATGTCGGCAATGTTGTTGCAATACCTCCTGGGATTGTATCGCTTAAAAAATATTCTTTAGTTTCATCTAGTCCTGTAAATATATCGCCTACTGTAACCCCGGAAACTCGTACATCACAAGTTGTGGCCGTAGGTTTTAACTCTACTACTCCAATAATATTAGAGTTAGCAATAGAGTCTGCTAGAGCGTTATATATAACACCACCGGAAACAATAACCACCGCACCTACGTAAACGGAAGTGTCACAAGCAACGCTTCTAAGAACAGTGTTTGCCCCACTCACCATATCAAAATCTATGAGTAGTCCTTTTCCGTCTGTATCTTGTGCAAGTAGTTTTACTGCCATTACAATATCTCTATCGGGTTCTTAACATTAATAAATATAGCACCAGTTCCTAGGGAATATCCAATATCTGTTATAAATTTCCCCACGGTTGTTGGTGCGGTGGTTCCTACTGTTCCATTGTCCTGTAATCATAATGGTTCATTTATTGGGAAATTAAAACTATTATCTTCTAAAATCCCAAATAACAAACACGTAATTAACGCTCCCGTATTACCTGAGTTTATTGCTATTGCCGTTACCTTTGCATTTGTGTACGTATCATTTGTTGCCGTGCGCACAGTTGTCTGTGAGTCCATTCTAACACATTCTAATTTTACAACTGGTTCTGAGGCCTCTTTATTAAAACTAAACTTAGAAGGGTCTGAAACTTCTACGGTTACATATGTTGGGTAGCCAGTGATATAATCTGCCATTGAAGTAACGTCACTAAGCTTTAACCACTGTGAAATAACGGTTGAAGCAGTAATCTTGACCGCAGAACCAGTAAAATTAATATCTGTTACTTGATCGGAAATTTCAATACCTTCATCATGGATAGTTAAAGTTCCCGGCCCTGCGCTGCCTGTTACCGACACAGTAGCTTTTTTATCTATCTCACTCCAGGTGACATCAATATTTGCCCCAACAAAGTCTATTTTCTCAGCATTGCCTAAAACCGCTCCATCTTTCTGTATCTCAAGCGGGACACTTGTCCCGCCGCCACTTGACCCAATACTATAATAAGACTGTAATACAGCCTTCATCGAAGGAATTGTAACTGTGTTGGTTTCGAGTTTCTTGCCGTCAGAAAGAGTAAAGATAAAATAAATCATATCTTTGTTTACTACTTCTAACTCTACATCAACAATTGTTGGAGCGTCTTTCCCATCTAGGCCATTTATTCCGGGTCTTCCTGTCAATCCTTGCACACCTGGAACACCTCTAATAGATAATCCTTGTGGCCCTTTTATATTTCCTTTAACTACCCATTCCCCAAACTCATATTTATTAATATCTCCTGTAATGGCATCTAAATACAAATCTCCATCTTGAGGGTCATTAGGCCTATCAACACTGATAGTATTACCCCTATCACCCTTAATTGATTTTCCTCTTTGTCCTCTAGGGCCACGAACCTTTAAGGAGTCTTTTTCTTCTTCATTTAAATCTGAAAATTTTAATTTTAATTTATCTATGTCGTTATCTGATAGATCAGAAAACTTTAGTTTTAATTCTTCTTTAGTTTTATTGAATACATCGGAGAGTATGGCTTCTATTTCCTCTCTGTTTTCTTCAAAATTAAATCCCTTACCTCTTTGTCCTCTAGGCCCTCTTATTTTTAACGAGTCTTTTTCTTCCTCAGTTAAATCTTCGAACTTAAGTTTAAATTTCTCTATATGAGATAAAATAATATTTTCAATATCTATCTTATTTTCTTCAAAAGAAAAATCCTTGCCATCCTCTCCCGGTTTACCATCTCCCCCACGCAAAGATTTTTTTTCCTCATCCGTGAGATTGGTGAATTTTAATTTTAGACTCTCCCGCTCCTCTTCTGTCAAATCAGAAAAGTGCAGTTTATATTGTTCATAGTTGTTCTCTATGACTTTATCTAAGTGCCCTAGAATAATATCTTTATGGTCTTCAAATGAAAAACTATCACCCTTAAGACCTCTAGGCCCTCGCCTACTTCTAACCGAAATATCTTTGATTTTGTCTTCTAACACCGCCTCTATTAAGGCAATGAAGGTTGTTTTGTTCATTATAAACCACTACACAAATTATGAGTTAGTTTTAACTACGTTTTTTTAAAAAATTTACTACCGCTTCATCAACTATATCTTGTTCTTTCTTTGCCTCTACTTGCTTTGGTTCGTTTTTCTTTAGTTGAGCTTCTATAAGCTCATCTAGTCGATCAACTGGTGCAAAGTTATTATTAGCAATGTAGAACCTATCGCCTCCTTCATAACCAGGAAGCCCTTCTCTATTTCTAATTTCATTTGGTGTAATGGCCGCATCTTGCATCATACGAGAAAAATATTGTGACCGAGTGTCCATGTCACCACGGAAAATTGCGTATAGGTCTAGTTCCGTTCTTTTGTTTCCAAACCCATTATTTAAAAGTTTTATATCTGCTTCCATCTCTAAGTTTCTGGCCCAAGCGTCTAGGGTATCAACCGCTACTTCTAAGTTAGCGTGTTCTATATTGTTATAAGAGGAGGTTTCGGTATCATATAATTTGGTAGGAGGTACTCTTAAAAACCTAGCTATTTCAATAACAGAAAATTTTCTACTCTCCAAGAATTGTAAGACATCCGGAGCGTAACTAATTGGCTTATATTTTATACCTTCTTCAAGTACGGCAGTTCCGCCAGTTTTTCTTCCGGTGTGGGCCGTATCCCAACTTTCTTTTATTCTCTTTGCGGCTTCCGGAGATAGCTTCCCGTCAACCTCTAGAACCCCAGAAGGTAGCCCGCCATTTGCAAATAGGTTATTTGCAAATTTATCTGCACCTATTGATATGCCTAATGCTTCGGACGCATACCATGTTAATCCTAGGCCTACAATCCCGTCTTGAGTATAGAAGTTCTTTATATGATAAATATCTTTTGGAGCAAGAATAGCATCTTCCCCTGGGACATTAAGTGCGCCGCCTACTATTCTATATGCTAAAGATTTTTCTGCATCATTTAATCGTATAACTTGGACGTGTCTAGCATTGATAGGCCATAGATTTTTTACTCTCCCTCTCATATCTCTTTCTATCTCTGCATATCCGTTACCTTCAATTAAAGCACTCTGGATAAGTAAAGACCTAAATTGGAAAGAAGACATCTCTGGATTTGGCCGTAAATTTAATACATTCGATAAGTCGCTGTATTCAACCTGATTATCTTGGTTGTTTATTTCCCAGGGTAATTTTGCTATTTGTGTTGAAATATATGTCACCCCAGAATAAAAGGCCGATGCACGCATGGCCGTATCTGGTGTTACAGGAGTCCCACCCACCACTCGATAAAACTTAGGCGTACTTGGTTCTTCTGGTTTATGTTTTCTTATGTTTTTAAACGGCCACATAATTTTTTTACTCTTGTTTTTTAGATTTTTTCTTTGACTTAACTTCAACTATTTCTTCCACTACCTCTACAACAGGGGTTACTTCCTCTGTTATAGTTTCAACTACGTCTTCAACTTTATCAACAACAATTTGGCATCCTCTGTTTAACCAACGAGAAATAAACCCAGGACATTCCTCATTTAACTCATGAGTAGTACCCTCTTCAAATGTTCTATCGCCATATTTATGTGTATTTGGGAAAAATAACTTAACTTTTTTCATCTTACCCCCAACAAAAGAAAGCGCACTAGATTGACTAGTGCGCTCATTCTTACTAACTAAAGTGCTATACTATAGGCACTTTTCTTCTCTGGTTTATGAGAGATGTAGTTAACAGACACAACCTTAGCGGCAGTTGTTGCACCAACATTTACAGAAACCCAGCCAAACTCAGCACCGTAAGTACGGTCTAAGTCTTCTGCTAAAACTTCTAGAACTAGGATGCCAGCGGCACTAGCTACAGAAGCAAAAGTTTCCGTAGCGGTTGAAACTTCATTTTTAGTAAATGAAGTAGCCGCACCAACTTTTGTGAAGTATGGGTTAGTAATTTGTAGGGCCTTGCTTGTCCCTGCGGAAGCAGCATTGTGTTGTTGAAGAGTTAAATCAACAGTGTCAGCTCCTGCGTCGAAAGATACAACAATTGCTACTCTTTCTAGGTCTGCCATTGATATTCTTGCACCAGTGGCCGCTGCGCCATTTACGTCAGCTGGGGCAACACCGATTTTCATTGCGTTACATTCAGAAAATAAACATTCCATTATATGCTCCTTATATTCTTAAAATTATCTTGCCTCTAAAGTTACAAAAGCAGACATTTGGTAGTTACCAAACTCAGAAGTCACTGGACTTGAGAATGGGCATTTACCGTCTAATCTCATTGTAAATTTGAAAGCGGTAATATCTCTATCAAAGAATAGGTGAGTAGAGATTGAGTTTTTCATGCTTCCAGATTTCAAAATGCTATAGTAATAGCTTAGGTCTGCAAAAATAATGTCGCCTTCATCTCCTAAAGCTTTCATACTTCCAAGCATAGGCATAACAGGACGGCCAAGTAATACTCCATAAGGAGCTTGGTTCATTTGTGATCCTGGAGATAGATAAATGAAGTTACCATTGTCATCAACCATAGTTAATAATTGAGCTTCTACAGCTGGGTTAATTAACCATACAGCATTTGATCGGCTTGCTGGTAACATTCTTGTGTACATTTTAATTACGTTCTTTGCAACAACTGTATCGGCAGTTTGTCCAGACTCTTTAGCTACTTGAACTTTAAAGCCTGAGTTTAGTAAACCAGTAGGTTTGCCAGCACCGTCTCCGCTAATAATAGCTGAGTTTAGTTTGTGTAAAATAGCAATTGGGGCCATTGCATTGATATAGCTTTCCATAGCTACTGCATCTTCTAATAATTCGTCAGTGGCCTTAACCATAGCTGCAATTTTATTCAATCTCCAAGAAGCTAATCCAAACTTATGTTTAGAGTCAGTTATTGGGTTTCCTTCTGCCGTCCAGTAAGCTTGTACGCCACCGTTCCAAGGTGAAGTTTCATCGATTGGAAGTGTTAAAGCATTTCCAGCGACATTAAATTGTCTTGTTTTTGCAAGTAAAGACTCGTCAGCACTGATTAATTTGTTTACGTCAGTTAGGAAAGTTTCAGGAACTAAAAAACCACCGTCTTCGCCATTTTTTTCAAAAGCTGTATTCTTAAATCTTGCATCAAGATTTCCAATGCCAGCATTTTTTACTGCCATGAAAAACTCACCAGCTGATTTGAAGCCACCATTTTTTGGTTCAACAACTTCAATTCGTGGGGCTGGGGCAATTTTACGCTCAGATTTAACTGATTGTGCAGAAATAGCAGCAATTTTTTCTTTTGCTTCAATGCTATTTTTCAATGAATTAAATTCATCGTTTAAGCCATTGATTGTTTCTACGTCTTCATTAGAAAAATTCTCTACGCCGTCAAATTTTGCTAGTGCGTCGGCAATTTCACCAGCCCGCTTTCTCATTTCTTCAATTGTCATATAAATCTCCTTATTTTTGACATATAAATAGTTAGGAAATCGCTACACTATTCCCTAGCGAGCTAAAAATTCTCCTATCTTACTTCTTAAACCAGTAACCTCTTTCTTAATATACTTACTCTTTGCATCTATCTTAGGTTGTTTCCTAATCCAACTAGCGTTTTTAAGTGAAGCGGCCATATCAAGTTCTTCATCCGCTTCCATTATTCTATCTACAAACTTGTTTTCTAAAGCTTGTTTAGCATCAAACCAGGTTTCCTTTGTCATCATGGCCCTTAATTCGGCCCTATCTATCCTTGTTTTACGTTGGTAAATACCAATTAATTGTTCTGTAACATCGTCTAACCGATTAATTACGTCTTCTAATTCTAGTGCGTTCCCTGCGGTCATTGTCCAAGGAAGGTGTATCATCATTAAACTACCTTCACCCATAACTATCTCGTCCCCAGCTAAGGCAATAATTGAAGCAATAGAAGCGGCCAAGCCGTCAATGTGTACGACTATTTTAGCTTTGTGTTGCTTTAATCTATTGTAAATTGCAATGCCGTCAAAAACATCTCCTCCCGGAGAGTTTAGTCTGACATCTATCTGAGTAATTGTATCCGGAAGTTTCTTTAATTCTTCTGAAAAATCTTTTGCTGAAAGGGAGTCAAACCAAAAAGACTCACCAATCTCTGAGTAAATAACAATTTCCGCAGTTGTGGCAGTTTTATTGTTTATTTTGAAAACACTCTTATCCTTTAAGTTTATTAGATTGGCCATACCGTCCCTTGGTAAAGTTATTGCTTATCCATATTATGCCACAGAAGTCAGTTGTGTCAAAAAATTAAAATGCCCCTTTCCTCATAGACACTTTTTCCCTCTTGTTCATGTTTAACCCAGCCAGCTAGTCCCATCATAAGTGCCAAGACCGGGTCAATCTTTAAACTCTCATGTTCTTTTCTTGGAAACACATTATCATTTGCGTCATGTTTGGCCACAACATTCCCAATACACCACTTTAACATTTCACCAGTGTTGTGCTTTATTCTTCTCTCTAAAATTTCTGCGTTTAATTTTTTCATTGGTTCGGAGAGTGTGCTAACTCGCATTGGGAACTCTACTGCTTCATAACCGTCAAAACTTAATTTAGTTAGAAGCTCTGCACAATTCCAGGGATCCGCATGAACACCCAGAACATTAAATTTCTTTAAGAGAGTAACCAAGACCTCATAGAACTTTAATAGGTTTATGGCCTCTCCTGGAGTTAATTCTAAATCGCCCTCTTCTTTAAATCTAATATAGTTTTGTCTTTCTGGGGATTTTGTTCTTTCTTCTGGTACAAAGTTTTTAAAGAATACATAAAAAAACTCGTCAACCTTAAAAACAAATGCCATAGACGTTATGTCTACCTTTGAAGCTATATCTATTCCAACATAGCACGGATACCCGACAAATCTTTCTATATCTAAACTAATGTCCCTGCACTCTTCCCACCTTTGAACATTAAAGTATTGATTTGCAGACCCCAGATAAACATTTAAATGCTTTATTAAAAACCCTGCTTTGTCCTCAGGGTTAATTTTTGCTTTCTCCGCTTGTGCCATAAAATTAACTGGGTCAACCGATATTCCGTAATTTGGGTTTGCTTTTATCCAAATGTCAGGGCCACCAAAAGGGTCATCTAAATCGTCAATTGTATATACTAAACTGAAAAAAGTGTCGTCCTCAACATCTCCAAGTGCTACCTTCTTCGCATATGCCCTTTGAGATGCACCAATTCCATCATTGGAATACCCTGCGGTTGTTATAGAAATTATTTGAGAGTCTCTTCTTTTCGATTGTCCACTAACCAGGGTTTCATATAGCTTTCTTGTCATTGCGTGAAGTTCATCGGTAATGATAGTTTTGCCGATCTTGCCGTCTGCATTGTTTGCCTGTGCGGAAATTGCTTTTATAAAACTATTGCTTGGCCTATGTAGAATTTCTTTTGCCATTACTTCTACATTAAATTTTTTCAAAAAACTTTTATTCTTCCTTGCCATTATCTGCGCACCTTCCAACACTTCCCCGGCCTGTAGTCTGGAAGTAGCAGCACAGTAAATACGGTTTCCGCTGGGGTTGTCGCAACACAAATCGTATAA